CGGGGGGGATGCGTTCTTCAATTGCACCAACTTGACAAACATGACGATCCCTGACTCGGTGACGAGCATCGGGTCTTCTGCGTTTGCCTGGTGCAATAATTTGACGAGCGTGACGATTGGCAACGGCGTGACGAGCATCGGAGATAGTGCGTTCGAAAACTGCAGAGGCCTCAAGAGCGTGACGATACCTGACAGCGTGACGAGCATCGGAGTTGGTGCATTTGAATACTGCGATGGGCTTACGAGCGTGACAATTGGCAATAGTGTGACGAGCATCGGGGAGGCAGCGTTCTTCTATTGCAGCAGTCTGACGAACATGAAAATCCCAGATAGTGTGACGAGCATTGGAGATAGTGCGTTCTCCTATTGCCGCAGTCTGACAAGTGTGACAATCGGCAATGGCGTGACGAGCATCGGAGAATATGCATTCTCCAATTGCCTTAAATTAACGAGCGTAATATTCAAAGGCAAAACACTTGAAGAAGTGCAGTCAATGGAGAACTACCCGTTTGGCATAGAAGACGAGTCAATCATCAAATGTGAAGATAATCTAAATGAAAACAAAGCAACATATCTTCAAAAATATAGAGATGAAGATGATGCTGCTACAGTAGTTGACATGTTTTGGGCAATACGCAACAGATTAAGTGCTCCGCAGAATGACATAGACTGGTGGATAAAGAAGCCATTCTAGGCATTAAAAGACTTTGTCCAGTCATATGATCCATCAAACAAAAGGCAAAGACGAGACATCGAGTACAGGCGTGAGATGGCTGACAATGACGCTAAGATGCTCGGCAATAGAGACGGCTATGAGATATGGTATGTTCCGACATATGAGGCTATGCGCACAATAGGGCGATTCTACAAAGGTGTGTCGACTCAGTGGTGCGTGTCATCAGATGACCCAAGCTTCTGGTTTGACATGCACGACCAGTCAGAGTTCATAGTGCTAGTGAGAGAGAACTTGCAGCATGACGAGTTTGACAAGCTCGCTATCGAAATGCAGAATGGCGGCAGAGCTTTTGATGAAGACGAGTTCTTAGTGTGGGACGTCGAGAATGAAGATGACAGAGCATGCATTGATGGCTTGATGCACTATGCTTGGGAGCTCTTCATTGACAATGGAGAAAGACGTAAAGGCCTGTGAAAAAAGAAATGAAGCTGCAATTAGTTGCAGCGTCATTCTAATTACAGCTAAATTCAGAGCATTTATGCGCTACGCTTGCGTGATGAAGACTTCTTTGCTGTCTTCTTTGAGACTTTCTTTGTAAATTTGCTTTGCTTCACGTATATCTTGCAGATGCACGGCTCACCGATCTCTTTGTTGTTGATGAAGTCTTCACAGTGGCATTTTGTACCTTCACCTCGCGGCTGGCATGGGCAATAACCGTCATTGCTGTCAATGGCGTCTAATATCTTGTTGATCTTCGCGACAGTCAACTTCTCATTGAAGCGCACTTTATAGTCTTTATCATCTTGAGACTGCTCTTCTTCAGCGCAGCACTGCATATGCACAAGTGACATTATAGCTTCAAGGTTTGATATCATGTCTCTAGCTCCATACTCATTGCACTTGTTGTTACGCAGTTTGTTGCCATCGACTGCTCTGTCACAGAGAATCTTTCCAGCTGTGTCATACAGCGTGATCCTGAAGCCCGGATACAGAGTAACCTTTGTGTTGTTGTATATCCAGTCATGGACTGTCTTGCCCTTGTCTTTGTCAGCACTGCACTGGAACACGAAGTATGCATTGACTCCACTCATCCATCCCTTGAACACATCTGTCATCATGCACTTCTCAGTCTTCACGCAGTAGTCACATAAGTCACCATTAGACCAGAACGTGATGATGTACTTGCGCTCTGCTTTTGCTTGAGTTAGAGCTTTGTCATAGTTGATGTTCCATTCACCAGTGTTAGGCGTGCCAGATGAACGCAACTTCATGAATTCTGCTGTTGTTCCCATATTGGATTTCCTCTAATTTTAATTGTCTAAAGATATTGTACATGAAAAACACTGAAGCCGCTTCATATAAAGCGGCTTCTTTTCAAGAAGAAAGACAACTTATGTCTTGCTCAGTCTATTGATCACTTGACCTCAATCTTGAGCACGTCTGGCTTCTTCTCTTCAATTGCTTTTGCTGGAAGTTCTACACGAAGCATTCCATCATCAGCAACAGCAGATATCCTAGAGACATCTACATTGTCAGAGAGTGGAATTGAGAAATTGAACATCTGGTAAGAGATGTCACTGAAGTCCATGTCTTCATCACGAACTTTGTTCTCTGTTCCACATGTGACTACTAGAGCATTGTCTTTGACTTCTACATTCACTTCATTCTTCTTGAATGGAGTATATGGAAGTTCAAGCGCCCAGCCAGTCACATTTCCATCTTTGTCTTTCTTTGTTATCAACGAGTGTGGACGACCTATCACTCGCTTAAGGCCACGGCTCTTGAAATCAGCGTCATTGCCTATCTGGAGAGGGCGGTTGAAAAGCCAGTCCATATCTCTCCACATCTCATCCATCTTGTCGAATAATGATGTAATCATTTTTGATTTACCTCTTGTTCTTTTTTTGTTTGACCGTTGTTATCAATCGGCTTTTCTTCTTGATTGAAGCTTGCAGCCAGAATGATGTCTTAGTTGCTCACTTCAAAATCTATTTACACTCTTGTATGTCAAATGCCAAGCTCTTCTAGAAGATCTTTGACATCATCATCTTTAGTGTCTTTAGTTGATGGAACATCATCTTCTATGTCAAGGCCTTCTTCATCTGGGTCTTTTGTCAAGTCATCTGGACTATCATCAAGAAGATCATCAACTTCTTTGTCAGAGATGTCATCTTGCTTAGGAGCAGAGTTAGTGGGCACTTCTACCTTTGGTGCTTGCTTCTGCACTGGCCTGTACACTGGAATGTCATCATCTTCTGGGATGTCATCATTCACGATTGCGCAGTACTTCTTGAAGAAACTGTCAATGTCTTCTTGTGGCGTCTCAGAGAAGTACGTCTCATCAAACGGGAATGAGTCAATGAGCTTGCTCGTGATTGCTGGAATGTCCTTAGGCTTTGTAGAGAACAGCACTTTGCTTATGACTGTCTTATTGAAGACTGTCCCGTTTGAACGTGGAATCTCTTCAGTGCCGACATAAAGCAAGCAATCTACTGCCTGCTCACCATTGAACACCTTGTTCACTCTGAGCTGGGCTTCAATCTTCTTACGGAAGTCAAGATACCTCTCTTTGTCATCAAAGATGATGACCTTGCACTTGCCGTTGTTCTTGTCATAGTTGGGGTCATTTACGACATACACTGGAACTACTGCTTCATAGTTGCTGCGAAGCTTTGTAGCATTTCCAGATGCTGTCTTGTCTGTCTTTCCAGACTCATTGTATATAGCCCACTGCTGAGCTACATAGTTGCACACTTTGCAAGAGCCCTTCTTGTTGTCTCCAATGTCTACCCATGGCGTCTTAGCTGGACACACAATCTTTGTGAGATGCTTCTTTCCAGTCGTAGGGTCTGTCTCCCAAGCTGAATGGACGATACGAGTGACGTGTGGATCTACACGACGCCCATCTTTTGAATTGAATGCAAGAAGACGCACTCTGTAGAACTCGCCTTCTTTGTTTGGCTTCAAGAACATCTCTAAGTTCTTGTTTGGACGAGGCGCTCCAATGATCTCAGGAGACCTTGACAGTGAATTCATGAATTTGCACATAATCTTTTCTTTCTTTACTTATTGGGCCACTACCATAGTGGACAAAATAAATCATATAGTCTTAGACTTGCCTTTTGACTAAATCTTCTTCAAAGTCTTCAAAATAGCTAAGTCTGTCAACTCTATCGGATTGACCATCTTCCTATTCTTAGCTAAGAATGCTTCATTGACTTCAGAGTGGTATATGTCAAAATGCTCATCTAGAAGCTGGAGCTCCTGCTTAGAGAAATAGTCAAGGTGCTTTATGACTTTGTTGAAGCTTGGTATAGCAGCTAACCAGTACACAGATATCTTCCCAGCTGCGACGTATGGTCCGACTTTGTTGTTGTCAATGAGCTCTCGCAAAAAGTCTTTTGTCGTGTATGTCTGCGTCTTGATGCACTCATCTACTATGCTCTTCACAGACATCATAAACCACTTGTATATGTCTTCAAGCTTCTTCTGCTTCTTTATGTGCTTGCAGAACTCGTCTATCAAAGTCGTAGAAGTCAAACAAGCCAGTATGCTGTCTTCTCTAAGCCCCCTAGTTATAACACAGAACCTGAAATATGATTTTATGTCAAAGTTGTTCTTCTTAGCTGCAGCTGCGAATTTGTCAAATTCTTTTTTATTAGCTTTATAGAGTTTCTTGCCAGACACTATCTTGAAAGGCATTGGCATAGCTCTATGTGGATTCTGCCAAGTACGCCACCACTTGAAAGTCTTAGCAGCAAGCTCTCCATCAGATATCGTATTAGAACAACCTGCTTCTCCTCTTGCTGACACTTTTCGCCGGCTTTGCGACTTTGTAGTTGTGCTTCTTGAGCTTCTTTGCATACTATGTGCTCTTTACTACATTCTACACTTTCTTGACAAATATGCCTTTGAACAAGCTTGGACAAAGCCTGAACAAGAATGACACTACGTCAAATGCATTCATTCCATAACTGTCATTGAGCTCTTTCATGAATTTCTCGTCCGAAAGCATCTGCAATATCGCGCTTCTCTTGTGCTAAAGCACTTTCTACTGTTCATGCAACGCAGGCCATCTTCTGCATATCTTGTCATACAAGTCTCTGTCATCAAAGGTCTCAATGAACCTGTCATTTGAATAGAAGAACCGCATTGAAGTCGTGAGTTCGCCATCAGACCTGCTCTCTGCAAATGGCACATCTACTTCATCTTTCTTCTAATGCCTGTGAGTTATCTTCTTTATTGGCTCAGTTACGATGTCTACTACTTTCTAAAGCACTGTAGGCAATGATATGTTCTTACGTCTTGCAGGCTTCTTTGACTTAGACTTGTCTTTACTAGACTAAGTCTTCTTTTTCTTCTTGTCGCTCTAATCTGCACCGCTTTTTTCTTGCTTGCTCTGTCTTCTCATGAATATACTATACACAAGTTGCTCTAGACTTCTTTAGAAAAATGTCATAGACTTCCAAGCGCACTGTCTACTTCAGCTGCAGATGATGAACTGTCCATTATGTCTTTCCTCATTCCAGCTGCGGCAGCGAGAACTCCTGTTATGCCATCATCAGCGTCATCATCATCATCACTCCTCGACTGTGTGTCTTCAAGGACTAGATTGCTCTCGTCTAACGTGAACGCGACAGACTTACCGACCATTCCACCAAGACGGTTCTTCAATATGCGGCCCATTATCATGCCATGCATTCTGTCTTCTTCAGTTCTATACAGCGAAAGCAAGAAGTCTGCTGTGAACGCTATTCCACTTGACTGTGATATGTTCTCCATGCCAGCGTCTGCATTATTCATTCCTTCTCTATTTGTCTGTATAGCACTTATGACTGGCACCTTGAACTCATAGCTTATAGCTCTCAACTTCTCTGATACATCAAGACCATCAATGAACAAGTTGTCACTTTTAATGCTTGACTTCACTAAGTTCAAGTAGTCTACGATCAATACGTCAAATGAATGGCCAGCAAGCTTCAAGCTGTCAAGATAAGCTCGTATGTCATTGCATGTGACTGACTTAGGCGGATACTCTTTTATGAACAAGCTAGCTGTTGGATGGTCTTTGTAGAAGTTCTTGATCTTAGACAAAGAGTCTTCTTGAGTCGCGCCTAATGTGTTTATGTTGTTCTTTGATATGTGAGCGTCAAATCTCTGCGCATACACGTCTTCTGACATCTCAAGTGATATGACTACTACTTTGAGTCCTTGCTCTAAGAAGTTCTTCGCTATGTTTGACAAAAACAATGACTTTCCAAGGCCGGCTTGTGCCATCACTAAATACAAAGATCTGCCATCTTTGAGAAATCCACCATGTGTGTATATGTCAATAGACGGGAAGCCTGTGCTTATCTTTGACTCAGGATTGCTTATGTACTTCCAATGCTCTTCCATCGCATTTGGATCAAAGTACTCCATTCCAAGCTCTGTGTCATTGAAAGTTATCTTCTGCACTTTGTCAAAGTTCTCAAGGCACTTCTCAACTACTTTTGCATATGAGTCTTCATCTTTTCCGAGCATGTCAGCATTGTCATACAATGCGTTGTAGAACGCGTTCTTTCTGATGAACTCTTTCATGTTAGATGACGCAACGTCATCTGGAACTTGCAAGTCAAAAGAGCTTATTTCAGACAATAGCTGATTAACTGCTGCCATGTCAACATGTTCATTCACATACTTCTCTGAATATGCTTTTGCCATAGATGCAAGCGTCTTGCTTCCAGGTGCATGGCCATACTTACCATAGTACTTAACAAGCAGATCTGTAAGCATCGCCATGTTAGGTGTCTTGAAGAACCGCTTGTCAAAAGTACCAGCTAAAATATTCATCCACTTCTTGTCTAAAGTGGCTTTTTTGAATAGCATCTTCTCGATGTCTTCTCTACTGAAATCAATTTCCATTACTTAAATGATACTCATATAGAACATGCTGCACATAAAATGAAAAGGCATGGAATATTCCACGCCTTTCTTCTAGACATGCAAGTCTAAACTTACCAAGAGCCATAGCCATTGTTAGCATAAGGGTTATAAGCATCACGCCTAGGAGAAGCAAGTCTTTTGGACATTTGCTGCTGAGGCCCTTGTATAGGCTGAAAGCCATTCTGGTTGTTTATGCTTCCATTAACTTTAGCTCTACGCTCTATGTCAGAGAGCTGGCTTGTGATGTTCGCGTTCTCAAAAGTTAATTCAGATATCTTTATGAGATACTTGTCATTCTCTTCACGCAAATTTTTGACTTCTGCTTCAAGCTTGTCTGCTTTCTTGCATTTGTCTTCAAGCAAAGACACCTTTTGCCTGAGATCTTCATTTGACTTCTCAAGCTTTGACATCTTATCAGCTGAATTTTGAAGCGACTCAAGCTTGTCAGCGTACTCTGCGACTTTTGCTTCAAGCATTGTCTTCTCTTCTGCGGCTGCAGCTAGAGACTTCTCCATTGCATTAAACTGCTCGAGCTTCTGTGCGTCTTCAGCTGACATGCGTCCATTTCCTACAAGCGAGTTTTCATCAACGTTTGCAAGTATGTCTTGCTTGTCTTCTTGAGTGTCTTGTGCAGTATCTACTGGCTTGTCATCAAACAACTTGTTAGGCTTTATCTTCTTGGACATTATATTAATTCCTCTTTATACTCAAATTTTATTTACTTTCATCTATATTCTACTCATAATTAAAATTTACTGTAAATGATGAAAGCCATAAATCTAATTCATCTAATTTCCAGAAAACTAAATAATTCAAATTATTGTCAATTGCCGTTTGATGCTTCTTCACATCTCTAATAGTCCAAGTATTTATTGCATTTTTATAAAAATCTGTTCCTTTATCTTGCCATTTTTCAAGTGTATGTTGATCATCTTCATTTAATGGATCATACCAATGCCCGCCGTGTGTCCAGTTAAAATTACATTCAATATATAAATCAAGAGATTTTATGTAAAAATCACAGTTAAATGGATAAGATTCAGAATAGTATTGACGGATGACATCATATTGTTTAAATTTCTAACAAAGATGTTCATAAGCATCTTCTTCAGGTTTTGATGTGTTAAATGTACCGTTTTTACGTTTTGTTTCACAACCTTTAGAATTAATTTCTTTAAAATTATACTTAGACTTAATTTCATTTGACTACATAGAA